GTTTTATGCTTTTGATCGGTTTGAAAGTACTCGTTAAAGGTATCGTCTTTATCACTCACATGTAAATTAATATTGGTAATCGAATACGGTTTGGGTAATAACTTTAATTTACTATAGATATCGTTTAGAATATCAAAAGCTTTGTGACTTAACGGTATAGTTAACATTCTATCTTGCATCCGTGTATTTCTAATAGGTTCTAATGATTTTAATTCAACAATATCTTTTTCAAGACAAGCAAGTAACGAATCAGTATCAATAATAGTATCGTAATAGCCCAGTTCTTTAAATTGTTTGGGTCCATCATACGATATATTTTTAGATTGTTGTAATAATGTAAACCCAACTAAGGCAGATTTAAGTTGGTTCTGAACGGTAACCGTAGGCTTAACACTAGTGTAAAGACTATTCATGCCCAAAGAAAATGAGTTTATATCTAACTCCTGAATAGCCTTTAACAAAACATTGTAAGTTAAAGGTATGTCATTATTACTCGGTTCGTAACCTTCGTCATCAAAACAAACGGCGGGATCAGGAAGTTCCACACCGTGGTTTGTTATGCTATCCAATATCTACATCTTTCGTAAGATCAACAAAAGCTAATTTATTTGTTGCTCTTTTATTTGTGGCTTCATCAGGATTCGTATGATGAAGTTTATTATAGTAATCCATTAAAGCATCAATGCTGTCTTTTTCAATTATATCTTTAAGATATTTATCTGAACCTTTCTTTTGAAACATGTCGGCTTCAAAAAGTATCTGTTGTTTTAACGGATCTAGTTTGGTGGCATCACCGTGTTTGGCGGCTTCTTCTGCCCAGCTAGGTAAGTTATCTTTACCGACTGTATTTTTTAATCGGTTAACGGCAGTCTTTAATGCACCTTTTGTAAACTGGTATAGACCTGCCGCACTTGACGTAGGGTTCTTAGCCATGGGATTATTGTCGCTCTCGACATCTTTAATATAGTTGCCCATATTGACGATTTTTTTTTCAGCGCCTACTTGTCCCCCATCTATATCGTCTAAGTTAAATCTTTGTAAGTTTATATTACGAACGTCTTTTAGTAGTTTTTTGTCTTCCGCTGACATTGGTTCCTCCTGTACGGTTGTTTGTTGTGTTGGTGTTTGTTGCGCCATCCTGGCTTGTTCTAAAAAATTTAGTGGTAAACCCTCGTCCTCCTTCTCTTCTTCTTTTGGCATTGTAACGGGATTAGCCACTGGTGGTATTGTAGGATCTGGTTTTCCAACGGATGCTGCTTGGTTAACTGCCATCTTCAACATATCGGATGCTATTGCTGGTCCTCCTGCCGATAGGTTTTGTTGGTTGTCCGTTGCTATCATCATCTTATCCTTATCCATCATCTTTAATAAATCCATAACAACTTTTGCTGTTACGTTTTCAGTATCTGATTTTTTCTTTTCATCAAGCTTTGCCGCTTCAACCATAGCATCTATTTTTATCTCTTTTTCTTTAAGCTGTAAATCTTTTAATTCTAGTTCTTTTTTATTTTCGATAGCTTGTTTTTGAATGTTTAAGTTTTGTTGCTCAATACTATCCAGTCCACCTTGCGCGGCTAACTGGTTCGCTGTTAGAATCTGCTTGGCACTTTCAGCCATGATCATAGTCAGACTAGCGCCTTGGTCAACTTGACCCTCTTGCGCTTTCATGAGTCCGCCCATCTGTTCTTGGAATCGTAGAACCATATGTTCACGAATGTTTGCTAGTAAGACTGGCTCTACCTGTTTCATAATCGGGTTGGCACCGTTGAGCGGGTCTTGCACGTAAGCGGTCTTCACGGCGATGTGCGCATCGTGGTCTTGTCCTGGAAAAGCTTTGATCGGCTGTCCACGTGTAGCTGACATGATATCGGCGAGAGGATCCTGTTGCATAGCCTGTTTGGGTGCATTCATGAATCTATCGGGATTATCAACATTAGCTGCGGCAAGAACCGCTTTGTTTACCTCTGACATGTTAAAAGTTCCTGGTGGTGACTGCGAAGCTAACTGTAACATCAGCTGAGCTTGGGCGAGTCTGTGTGAATTTGATGGGATGTTCGGATCACTAACAGGAACCACGTCGACACGTCCATCGAAATCTTGCTTGAATATCTCGGCGGACTGTCCTATAATGTCATAAGGATAAGCTGTTGGTAAAAACTCATGGTTTATTCTAGCTAATATTTTAAACTCGTCCTTCTGGGACTTGTGGAGTCGTTTGTGAATTGCTGAAAAGAACTTACCCGATGCTTCTAATAATGCTAATGTCGTGCCAACCGGACCATAGTTCGTTGCGTCAGACACTACTTGATCTGTCGTGTCAGCAAATTTCTGGCCGGCAGTGGCTACAAAGCCTAACATCTGATAGAGAGTCTGAGATGGTTCTTTATACGGAAGAGGAACTATGGACTTGCCCAAGTCTAAACCCGTTGACTCAACATCACGAAACTCTCCCGGCATTATCGGAGAATTATCGCCGACAACTCTAACACCTCTGGCTTTAAAACCACCTGGTAAATTAGAGAACTGACCTGCATCTATTAGTGCTCTCATTGCTGCCGTTGCCGACATGGTAAGATTACCAAGGAAATGAATTAACCCTAGTCCGTAAAATCCAAAACCAGGTACAAACTTATAACTAACAAAGTGTTCTCTCTTTACAAATCGTGGATCTCCATCATTCCAGTTACGACGAATGCTAAGAACTTTCTTTGAACTTTTATCAACCGTAACGATGTACGGATAAGCTACACCTGTCGGACTGTTGAAGGGTTCTGGTAAATCTAAATACAGATGTTGTTCAAGGAGTTGGTAGCTTGGGTCATATGGGTTTTCATCGTATGCCGATAGTCCCATAATCTGTTCTGCTTTAGATGTGATTGATCCTCTGTCTGTTTGTTCGGGATCACCAAGATCAATTTCACTATACATACCCGCATCCATATCTTTTCGTAAATCATTTTCGCTACGATAAATAACATGAGTGTATCTATCAGCACGTCTAAGATCAGAAACAAGATTAGATACGTGAAACTGGTCAATAGGTATGAACTCTGATATTGGTCGTCCTAATGTTTCATCATAATAAACTTTCTTAACTGCCGTACCGATTAACGGTAGGTGAAATAACATTTTCTCAAACTCATCGAAGTATTCTGGCATCTCCTCTGTGAGTTGATAGTTCATAAAATCTTTTACACGTTGTGCTTGTTTTTCCTTCTCTGGATTCTGTGCACCAACTATTTGAGTCTTGACTGGACCTTTACTTGGAAATAATTCTTGTGATGCTTTGGATTGAAACTTAACAGCATTCTCAATAATTAAAGGGTGAGTAGCTGTACATGCGCCATCAAATGGTTCTGTTGTCTCTTCTAGTTTAAGTCCGAGTAAATCAAAGCCTCGTTCAAATGTTTGCTCCCACTCTTCTCTTGATTCTTTGTCTGATTGATAGTTGTCTAAAACTGTAGTGGATATTTCTTCGAGTTGGTCTTCTTCCATCAAGTCAGCAAGGTTCATGTAAAAGTCCTCACTAATAGAGGCTAACATCTTACCACTGTCTTCATTCAAAGCCATCTCAACTTCACCCGTTGTTGGGTCTACATTGACAGCTAAATCTTCTTCTTGTTCTTCATTTATATTTACATCAATACCTAAAGCTTCAGACTGTGTATTAAGCTTGTCTTTAGCTACATCAATTGGTGCCGTTATGTCATTGGGATTCTTTTCTATTGCCATAATTAATTAGATACCTTCCAGTAGGTTGCCTTATTTTTTTTATAAGTGTTGTCATTATCACTATAATACGGATCATGGGGATGTTGCAAGTGCCAAGAATCTTTCATATAGTGTATCGCCATTACCATCGCATCCACTTGGTCATCATGTGCCGCATTCGGAAAACTGACGGCTTCATCAAATAATGTTTGTGCCCACAGTTTATTTGGCAACCATACTCGACCTGACTCTACCAAGGGTGAGGCAGCATAGGCTCTCGCTACTTTATCACGGTCAGGAGTATATTCAAGTATTGGTAATCCTGCTCGTCGTAAATCTTGTATCAACGATTGCCCACTGGCTTTCTTCTCTATTATTATAATGTCTGGGTCGTGTTCATCAAATGCGTCTTGTGCATTACTTCGTAACTCTGGATATTCAAATCGACTGCGAACATTACCAAGTAAAATTAAATTACCGATATCTCGTTCAACTCCTTCACTATCTGTTTCAGTTGTAACAAAGATACCCCACGTTTGAATGACACTGTAATCTGCCGTTGTTCTTGTTGAGAATGCTGTGTCCATAGTCTGTATTACAAAATCACACTGTGGTGGTTCGTCTTCATCCCAGATTCGAAACCACGATTTTTTAAGAATACCACCTTCATCTGGCACTGGGTTTTGCATATATAAAGATTCCCAATATCGTGAACCGTTGTGTCTCCGAATCTCTGCTTCATCATTCTCTAATATTTCTTTTGGTTTCCACTCTGGAAAGTATGACTCACCGACTGGTAGATTAAGAATTTTACTACTACTATCATCAACCCATGCCGGTATTCGTATAACTTCCCAGTTCATAGCTTTGTCTGTACCATCACCTTGACTGGATAATAACCAACCACAAATATCATCCTCGTGATATCGTGTGTTAATAATAACAATAGAGCCGTTCGGCATAAGTCTTGTTCGTAAACCAGCAGGATACCATTCTTTAATGTAACGACGACCCGCTTCACTAAAGGCATC